CCTGTGAAGTAGGCAGCTACCAGCGCCACCGCACCGATTACGATCTGAAGCATACCGCCGCGCTTTGAACCTTCGATGATCGGCTCCATCTCAAACTCCGTTCCGGCAGAAGACATATCAAATTCCTGCAATCCGATATTCTCTTTGCCGCTGAAAAAGGCAAAGCGCACGCCGTTAAGGTGAGCGTTTGAGACGTACTTTTTAAAGCCCGGCACCTGTGAGCACATGGCGCGGAGCAGCTCGCGCAGATCGGCAACGTGATACTGGTGTACCCGCCCGAATTTTTTCGCCATCAGGCCTTTCAGCCGCATGGTTTTAAGCATCCGTTAACTCCTTCCGGCGCACGATGCGCACGGTACGATTGCGCCAGTAGTCACCGTATGGCACGCGGGTTGAGAGATTGCCCTGGTTATGGTGCAGCATCAGATTGTCACCCACGAAGATAGCAGCATGATTGGTTACCTGAGACTGGACGCGCATCATGATCATGTCACCCGCCCGCATCTCTTCCGGCTGCACTTCCACAAAGCCCTCGGCCTGCCAGTTGTCGTCATAGCGGTTCTCGCTGCCGTCCAGCCACCACTCATAATCAACCGACCAGTTATTCAGCGTGATGCCGTGCTCCTGTCGGTAGTAATCCATGATCAGCGTCCAGCAGTCGGCATAGCCCAGCACCCACTGCCGCCCGACCAGCTCACGATCACCTCGCGGGCTGATGGTGCAGAAATCACCGTCAGGCCACGACATGATGCCCCACTCCACGCCGGAGTGGTCGCACTGCACCCGGTCCATCTCGGACGGAATCAGCTGCGGCACATCGGGGTGCGAGTGGATCACCATCAGAATGGTGCCCTGCGATTCAGCGGCACGCTTTTCCTCTGGGGGAATAACAAAGTTTTCGGTTGGGGTTTCTGAGGCGTTGGTGCAGGGAATGTATTTCTGTACGCGCCCGGACTGCACCACCAGCCCGCACGCCTCTTTCGGGTATTCAGCGGCAACATGCTCTCGTATCGCCGCCAGCAGTTTTTCACGCATGTTATTTGCCCTGTAAATTTGCCGCAGGAAACCCTCCGAAGGGAAGCGGCTGGTCTTCGCCACATCTGGCCTTGCAGTCAGCCAGGCGACCGCCGCAGACGTCTTTGGACGGATCGGTCGTCGGCGTGCCGTCTTTGGTGAAGTAGCGGTTTCCGGCGTAATCACAGCCGGTGCCGGTTCTGTACCAGCCGCGCATACACCAGGTACAGACCGGGGTTATCTGGCGGGACGGCAGCTGCAGGCTCTGGATATCAAACGGTGAACAGAGCTCGAACTCCACCACGGACCGTGTTTCGGCGGTTTTGGCGTTGACGTAGAACAGCTGCACCCGCTCCTCCTGCGGGTTTGCACTGGCGTTTCCCCCTGTCCAGTTTGCCGCATCCAGATACTTCGCCATCGTGGTGTGTATCTTCACTTTGGCCTTGACCAGATCGTCAAACTGCAGGCAGAGCGCCGCAACAAAGTTACCCACGTTGCTGACGGAGAGTTTTGGCACGGGCTGTGAGCCGGAGCTGCTCATCTCCAGACCTGAAAGCTCGTAGGGATGCGGATCGTACTCTTTGCCCTGCCAGATGATCGAGGGCAGATTGTCAGCCGCAAAAGACTTCCACCCCTCTGTGGACAGGTTGTAGGCATGAAAGCGCAGCACCGTATCCATGCCAAAATCAGTGCCGTCCACCTCAATCAGCTGCACCAGGCTGCCCGGTTCCAGCTGCTGTATATCCTGCGTAAAACTCATATTTCACCCAATAAAAAAGGGCGCATCTGCACCCCTGATATTTAATGATTAGCGGATTACTTTTCTTTGTCAGCCCCGGCTAAATCAAACTTGAACTGCCTGGGGCCTGAGTTATAAAAGTCAGCCTCCAGAATAAGTTTTTTATGAGATTTGATGCTTTTGATAAAGGGTTTGGAGTTATCAAAGAAAATAACGTCAGACCTTCCACCAGAAGCTGGCGACATGGTAAATTTTTGAATCTTCCCGTCGTCAAATTTTACAGAGACGTGGCAATCGCTATAAGAGCTGCATATAAACTGGCCTTTGCTTATTGTCAGAATGGCTTCTGACAAGGGTAAATCCTCAGCTTTTTGACCGTCTTTTAGTTGGGTCTTATTTGAACGAAGCATCAGACCCATTTTTGACCCGCCATTATAAGGAAAATCAAAATCAACCGCATTGTCAGATTCTGTCTGAACGAACTTTTGCGCAGTGCCACGCATTTCATCGTTACTAAAAGACGTCTCCCAATCAGCTGCTAACGCTGATTGCGATACGGCAAAGATCGTACAAAACGCTAATATTTTTTTCATATCCCTGTCCCAGAGTGAAAGGTGGCTTTAATCCTAAAGTTATTCTTATGCAATGGGAAGAGTCAAGCTATCCTTAGCCATAATGCTAATCAGTCACAATCCAAAAGCCTGTACAAACGTAAAAGTTATTTCCACAAAATCGCCATTGATAAACTTACCATTTATTGAATCAGCTTTAACCCGAAACAATTTTTTTTCACCCCAAGGATTAGTCCACCAAAATGAACTGGTAACATGCGACTTTAGAAAACCTCTGATTTCAGAAATTAATAATTTCCGGCCATTGCAGGTAAGCGACCAGCTTTCAGAGGTATCGTTAATTCCAAGCCCGGACACCTGCTTATAACCATCGCCAAACTGTGCAGAGTTAGTTGATACATTAATCTGTTCACTGGCCTGTAACCTGGCAGCCCAGGTAAAAGTGTCTGTTACCATTATCGCTATCGCCCATTGTAAAGGAGGCCGCCTGGTGAAACTTCTTTTCGAAGACGCTCAGTGATAGTGGTCTGCACTATCGATTTAAGCTGAGATGCAGCAGCAGCAGTACCGGAAGTGGAGGTATCACCTGAACTATTTTCCTGAACAATTGTTACTGGTGCATCAACCTGTATTATTGGTTGTGGCAAGGCACCGTATTGCGTCATATTAGTAGAAACAGGTTTTTCAGTGGGTGCGGTAACAAGGCCTCCAGACGCATAACCGCGCATCATTTCATAGAGATTAGCCACACCAATTCGGCTGGTTGCCTCTTTGGTAAACACAAACTCACCTTTATGAACAATACCAGCAGGGTCGAGCTTGCCACCATCGCCAGTATATCCTCCGCCATCATATCCCGAAAAACTGGTGCTCATACCCATAGCCCCGATTGATCCTCCGGCTGCACCTCCACCAGCACCGATAGCACCTGCTGCACCACCTAACCCCACAAAAGAGGAAAGGATAGTTTTAGTCAGAATAGCCTGAGTCGCCATATCAACAAGGCTTTGAATTACGCTTTGCGCAAGAGAGGAAAACATATTTGAAAGGCTTTCCTTAAAACTTTGCGTGCCTGTCAGCGAGTTTGTCGTTCTCTCGCGGACTGTATCAATCAAGCTAATATAACCACGATGTAGCTTGCTCTGTCCTGAATACAAATTAAGTGCTGCCTGATACTGCGAATCAGCTGAGTCCTGACTTGCTTTTTGCATCAGTGCTTCATATGTCTCCTTACTTATTCTGCTATTTGCATAATAGGCATCATACAGGCTCTGCTGCTGCACCAGTTGATTGCGCAGTTGCACAATTGGATCGACTTCACCCGCTATATTCAGTTTTGGGGCTGCTGTACGGTTGGCCTGCGCCTGAATTAGCTTTTGCGCTGAGTCATTTGCAAGCGTGATACGAGCAGACTGATATTCCTTCTCAGTCATCAAACGAGCTGTATAAAGTTGCTTAAGGTCGCGGCTTGCTTCTGACTCCTGACGTAGTATCGCTTTCGCTGGAGAGTATTGCTCAGCCAGTTCCAGGCGCTGCTGCTGATAATTTTCAGCGTTGATGGTTATAACGCGCTGAACTTCAGACTGCTTAACGCCTGAGGCTTTGGCTTCTTTCAGTATCTTCTCCTGAGATACTTTTTCCTGAAGATTTATTTTTTCCAGGCTGGAAGCATGCGCCTGTTCGATCTCGATGCGAAGTGTTTGAAACTGATTCAGCGCTTTAGCAGATTTTTTATCAGCTTTCGCCGGGTCTTCTCCACGCCAAGGTGATTCAACTTTAGCGGCTTCAGCAACTGCAGCTGTAGCTGCCTGTGTATCTCTTAGCAGATTTTTTGCTGAGTCGGCAATTCCTGTCTTAACAAGAAAGCGTGCTTTATCGACATTGCCCAGGTTGTCTTTAAGCGTTTTAAGACCAGCGTTTACTGACTCTAAGTCAGCCTCTGCACGGGTCTTGCCTTTCTCAACGCCTGAAAGCTGACCGAATGGATCAAATCCTTTAAGGCTATCGATACGACTGTCTGCATCCTGAATTTCTTTAATCAGCTGATTGCGCTGAGTGACCTGATTTTGGTACTGGTCCTGCAGGTCAAGCTGTTTAACTGAAAGTTGCTTGTCAGATAGCTGCATCAGGGCTGCTGTTGTTTCAATGACAGCGCCTTTAAGATCAAGTGCAGACTGTCTCGCCTGCTTTGCCTGCTCATGAAAATAGATCAACGCAGAGCCTGCAAGCATTGCAGCACCAAGAGGACCACCAATAAGCGAAAGTGCGCCACGCGCCAGCCCGGACGCGGCAGATGCAGCCCGGGCGGTTATTGAAAGTCGAGCATTTGCCGCTGACAGCCTCTCCGTAGCGGCTGTTTCAGCAATGATCGATTCCCGGATAGTCCGGTAATTAGCAGCATATTCCTTCTGATAGCTGACGTTTATCCCTGCCTGGCGGTTGGCTGCACTCTGTACAGCCAGATAACGTGACACTTCCTGCGCCTGCAGTCGTGTAGCCTGTGCCGCTGCAATGGTCTGTTTTGCTGTCTCAGCCTGCTGGAGCGCATTTTTTCTGACAGCCATCTCATTTGCAGCCCAGGAGGTTACACTTCCACGCAGACCTGCAGTCAGCTTGGTTGAAAGAACCGGGATGAGCGTATACAGCGCAACAGATGCAACCGTATTAAAGTTATCAGCCAGGGCATTAACTGACTCGGTGATACTCTGGACGCCTGTTCGCAGCGGTCCGTTTCCTGACTGACCGACCTTAATTATCAGCCCCTCAAAGGCACTGGTCAGCCCCATCAGATCGCCATTCAGATTATTAACCCTGACTGCGGCCTGCTCATGAGCTGTCTGCGTGCCAGTCAGTGATTTAGTCAGCTCATCCAGTTTGCTGCGGTTGCTGGTAAGAATGCTGGCGGCGTTAATATTTTCGACGCCAAACAATTTAACCGCCTGCGCCGTGGACAGATTCTTGCCTGCAAGATTCTCAAGCGCTTTACTCAAACCTACAACTGATGGCTTAAGCGTTTTATCCGTGCCTTTCTCAAGGTTCAGGATAATATTTCGCAGCGCGGTTCCTGCTTCACCGCCTTTAATTTCCCGCGATGCCAGCACCTGAATTGCAGCATTGAGGGTTTCAAAACCTACTCCCGCCTGAGCTGCTGCAACGCCGCCATTTTTAATCGCCAGCGCGGTATCGTTGATTTCAGACGCACCAAATTTTGCACCTGCTGCCAGCACGTTGATATAGCGATCTGCCTGCTCTGCACCTGCGCCAAACTGGTTTAGTGACAGCGCCAGCGTACGTGTAGCATCAGGCAGGGTACTGCCGCCAGCCTGAGCTAACAGGAGTGCGCTGTTGGTTGCCTTTTGCAGCCCGTCTGCTGTTTCCAGCAGCTCCGGTTTTGCAGAAGCCATCAGCTTCAGCGCTTCGACAGCCTGACTCGCACTGTATTCAGTTGTGCGCCCCATCTCCTGCGCGGCCTGATCAAGAGAACGCAGCTTATCTCCGGTTGCGCCGGTAATTGATGACAGGTCAGACAGTGCCTGCGAATACTGGCGCGACGTCTGGATAATTGTACCCAGCGAAAGCCCCACGCCAGCAAGTCCGGCGATGCGACCAGCCAGTCCGCTCACTGTTGAAGTTACACGCCTGTAGGCATCCTCTGTCTTCTTAGCATCATCCTGCGCCTGGCGATTAAACTGACGGGACTGTTTATTAGCGTCGCCATAGGCACCAATAAGCTGTGTTTTGAAATTAGCAGCATTAAGGTGAAGCCCTACGGCAAGGGAAGCGACATCAGCCATTACATTAACGCCCTCATGACGGCATCACACTGCTGACTGACGTCAGCCACAGCTACGAAATCTGCAGAATGATGAGAAGGTGAAACAGGAGAGACATTGCCGGTATCGGGCTGTTTTAGAATGCCCTGTTGCAGAAAGTAAGCCCGCCAGTGGTTCAGAACGTCACAGGGCAACGCCGCTATGACGGAGGGATCAGGCTCCCCCCATCTGTCAGCCAGCCAGAATATGAGCTGAAGCCACGGCGAGCCCGTTAGTTTTTTTCCGCTTCTTCCAGCTTGCCGATTGCATGCGTTTTTACACGCTCAATCGCCGCCATAAGAGTGGGATTATCGTGCGAATCAATCAGCTCTGCAGCTGTTGGCAGTAACTCAGCAGGAATGGCCGATCCATCTTCATTGACCAGGCTGTCAATGACAAGCTGCACGCTCATTTCTGAAATCAAACGAACGCTGCCGTCTTCCTGTGCCTTATCCAGCGCCTCTTCGTAACTGATAAGTTCGCCAGCAGTCCGGCGACGGATATAGACAGATGTGCCCAGCATTTCTGTTTTAACAGCAGTATTTTTTGGCTGTAGTAATAGCGATTTTAATTTTGAAGCATCAAATTTTTCTGACATCGGTTTTATACCTGCTGAATAAATTAAGCCGCCATAACAGCGGCACGGTTGTTATCAGGAGCCGGAAATAACGCCCCATTCGATGTTATTTTGCTTACCCTGTACGGTGATCTGAATTACTTCACTCGCAGGCGCTGTGATTTCATTCATCTGCCAGCCTGACAGCGCCAGAACCATATTGGCGGTACGTCCATTAGGCAGCTCAACATAAAACTGCACCGTATTACGGTTTTGCGCTGCATTCAGAAACGCTGCAAAATCGGTGTTGGACGGATCGTCCACAAAACCGAGTGACTTTTCAGGACCCTCTGGAAGGTCAGAAATAAACTGCTTGCTCTTATCAATCAACGTGGTGCAGTCAACAAAACCGCCTGTCTGCCCTGTAGCGCCCAGCGCTTTACAGTTAATCAGCGGTTTCATTGCTGTTGCAGCCGCGCCAGGCTCCCCCCACTTAACTACAGTGCCTGCAGGCAGCATCGCGTATTCTGGCGAAGTTTTATCAGCCATGATTTTTCTCTCTGTTGAATGGGTAGCGGCTGCTACCGGTTATTTTGAATGCGGTCCCGTATTTCAACCGCGAGGATTCTGAGAACGCGGGACCTGTTGTAATCCAGCGCCGGACGGATAAAAGGGGAAGGTATCTGTTTGACTGTTCCGAATTCCTGCGCCAGCGCTTTAATAAAGTGTTGCTTGCTGGGTCCCACACGCAGCACGACGACTGCATTACTCTTGGTGCGGGTAGTAGATCGGATTTTAATAGAGTCGCGCATATGCTGGCCTTTTGCCGTTTCGTCATAGCCAGCATGCTCTTTCATATCCTGCTCAACGACTTCAAGCGCGACACGACCCGCTTCACGCAAAACTTTTGTGCTTGTTTTCTCACCCAGCGCTATAAGCTGACGTTCAAGTCCAGCGAGGCCGGATACCTCCATTCGTATCATCATCACCCCTCGTTTGCGTAGATGACAAAGTCACGGGAAATGCGGTACTGCACCGAATTATCAGTAAGAGTAACCTTGCTCTGCTGAAGAGAACCGCGTTCGACGTACTGAACCGGATAGCCACCAATATCGCCATGCCTGACAGACCGCCAGTCCTGCCAAAGCTTTCTGTCCAGCTCCAGTAGTCCGGTATAATCAGAGACTTTCACGAACGATATCTGAAAGCGTGCAGCCACCAGTCCGGTTCGCACCATGCCTGTTTGCATTTCCGGGTCGGATATACGCTGATAGGTAATACCCTCCTGTACAGTGTCAGGTATAAGTAATGGATAAACAGAAAGGCCAGACAGGGATTTGAGAGCGTTATAGATACCGGTTTCAATCATGCTGGTTATCTCTCTCTGCAGTGATTACCACCCTGTCTGCTTTGCTGCGGTCTGTGGCGCGAACGGTGTAAATACCGTCAGACCAGGCGATTTTCCATGCCGGGCTCACATCTTTCCGTGGCCTGATGGTAAAGAGCCACGTTTCGACCACCTGCTGCTGATCCAGCGTGCGAATTTTACGGTTGGAAACCACCTCCGCTTTTGCCCATACAGAAGCAACGGTAACTGGCGCAGATGGCAATGGTTCACCAAGCGGCCCTGTACCACTCTGTACCGTCTGCAGCACAATGCGTTTGTTCAGCTCGCCAGCACCGAGGGAAGTCATACACCATAAATCCGGTATGGCTGCAGAAGTGATTCAAAAGCCAGATCAAGTGCAGCAGAGCTACCATTAGTAACAACCGCTTCGCGATTCGCATACCAGTGCCCAATCAACATCAGCATCGCGGTTTCAATATCCTCGCTATAAAGCAATGCATCATGATCAGACACATAGAGCGGGTCGGTGGCACTCTCATAAAGCGTGCGGCGGGTATAGTTTTCGACATACCGCACCGCAGCCTTAATACGAGCCGCTATCCAGCCATCCTCTTCTGTCGAGTCTGAATCAATGCGACAGTGAAGCTTTACCTGATCGACAACCAGCATATGCTTCCCTTACTTAGCTTTCTTAGCTGATGTTTTTGGCTGCTCTGGCTGCTCTGGATACTATGGCTGCGCTGGTTGCTATGTCTGTGATGTGTGTTTTGGCTGGTCTGGCTTGTTTAGCTGTTATTGCTGATCATTCAACCCTGAGTGCTCGGGATTCTCTGGTTAGTTGGAGTGCCGAGTTTGCCAAGTGGAGCTGAGTGTTGATGGA